GTAATCCGACTGTTGTTGGTACACAGGCAACTCAAAATCTCTACAATACAACTGCAACCACCGTCAATGCTTTCGGTGCTGCTACTGCAATTGATATCGGTGCTGCAACTGGTACTACAAGTATTAACAATAACCTTGATGTTGATCTTGATCTGAATGTTGATGGTGGAGACATCACAACTAATCAGACAGATTTCAACCTATTAAACACTAACGCAACTACAGTCAATGCATTTGGTGCTGCTACTACTGTAAATCTTGGTACTGCAAGTACCATGTTGGATCTGGGTCATATCCGCATCCAAGGTAACGAGATTTCTACAGATAACAACAACGCACAGGATCTGGTTCTTGATCCATACCCTGATGCTGGTGATGCAGGTGGTAACGTTATCATCCGTGGTAACCTCCAAGTTGCTGGTACAACTACAACCGTTAACTCGACTGAGATGTCTGTTAACGATCCAGTCTTCACGATTGGTGATACAGTTTCTGAAAAGACTGTAACCACTGCAGCATCTTCTGGTGCTACAACTCTCTTGATTGACAATCCTTCTTCGATTGTTGAAGGTGCATCGATCACGGGTACTGGTATTGCAAACAACACAACGATTTCTAACGTTAGAATTTCGTTCCACGTTTCTCAGAACTTCGGTTCTGCTCCTTCTGCTGGTGCAACTCTGTACTTCTATGATGGTACTTCTTTCGCTGAGATCGGTACTTTCGTTTCTCAGACTGCATCTGAAGTAACCATCGACCTCGCCTCGAACATCTCTACTCGCGGTGATGATTTCTACAATGGTAATTCACTTTCTAGTGTTAATACTGGTACTCCAGCTGGTGCTCAACTTGCTTCCATTACTAAGGTAAATACTAAGGTATTCAACACTACAACAATTACTCTTTCCGCAGGTACAACTGCTGGAATCAGTGCTGAAGCAAAAGTTACCATCAGTCAAGCGTCTGATGATAACATGGACCGTGGTATTCAGTTCAAGTATCTTGACGGAACCACTTCCAGACTAGGTTTCTTCGGTTATGACGAAACCACAACTACAGAAACTGAGAAGTATTTCACCTATATTCCTCAGGCAACCAACAACGCTAATGTGTTCACTGGAACCAGAGGTGCTGCATGGTTCAAGACCGTCAAACTTGATGATGGTATTCAGAATGGTGTTGCATTCTTTGACCAGTACAACAGAATTACAAGAACTGTTGCCGCTGGTTCTGCGGACCAAGACACTTCTTACCAACTACTGACTGTCACCGATCAAGGTGTTCCAGTCTGGACAACCACATTTGACGGCGGTACATACTGATAAATTGGAGTAATTATGAGTCCTGATGAAGCGAATGCGCTCATGCAAGTCATGAGCAACAAAATTAATCAATTGACACAACAAAATCTGATGTACGAGTCTAAGATCATGTATCTTAATAAACTCTTACAAGATTTACAACCTAAACCTGAAACATCTGAAGAAGATTCTTACACCACGGAAGAATAATGGCAAAACCAAGTAGTAGATCCACATTAAAAGAATACTGCTTGAGGCAGCTGGGTAAACCTGTCATTGAGATCAACGTTGACGATGATCAAGTTGAAGATCTCATTGACGATACCCTTCAGTTGTTTAATGAAAGGACATATAATGGTGCAGAGAGAATGTACCTTAAGTACAAACTAACTGCAGAAGACATCACAAATGGTGGCGGGGGTAGTGGAAACGCTGGAAGAAACGTAACCACTACTGCAACAGATACAAACTCTGGTGCAGCTGGTACTTCCAGAACTTTAGAATTTGAAGAGGGTAGAGGATATTTAACTCTACCCGATCATGTTCTTGGCGTGGAAGGGATCAAAAAGATCTCCAATACAATGGTCAATAACATGTTCGGTTTTAGATATCAGTTCTTTTTGAATGATTTCTATAACTTCTATGCATATGATATCCTTAACATGGAACTCACATTGCAATATCTAGAGACACTAGATTTTCTCATTGAAGGTAATAAAGATATTAGATATAATAAGGTACAAAACAGACTTTACTTAGACATCGACTGGGATCTTGCCCAGGAAAATGACTATATTATTATTGATTGTTATAGGGCATTAGATCCTGCTACATTCACTAAAGTCTATAATGAAATTTTTGTAAAAAAATATCTCACATCTCTAATTAAGAGACAGTGGGGACAGAATCTAATTAAGTTCCAGGGAATTAAAATGCCTGGCGGCGTGGAGTTCAATGGTAGACAGATTTATGATGATGCTGTCAGTGAATTGCAGGCACTGGAAGAGAAGATGTCCAGTACATACGAATTACCACCTCTAGATTTCGTAGGATGATATGGCTAAGAATGTATATTTCTCACAAGGGACTCGATCAGAGCAACTACTCTATGAAGATCTAATCATCGAGTCGATGAAGATCTATGGGCAGGATGTTTATTACCTACCCAGAGAGATGGTAACAACAGATAGACTCTTCAGAGAAGACGTTCTTTCTAAGTTTGATGAGAACTATCTCATCGAAATGTATTTACAAAACTACGATGGTTTCCAAGGAGATGGAACTCTCCTAACCAAGTTTGGTGTCAGAATTTCCGAGGAAGCAACTTTTGTTGTTTCTAAACGTAGATGGGAAGATTTAGTACAAGCAAAATCTAATAATTTGGTATCTGCAGAAAGACCAAATGAAGGTGATGCAATTTACTTCCCTCTCACACAACAATTATTCCAGATTAAATTTGTAGAGAACGAAACACCTCTGAGACCTTTAGGTGACGTTCCTACCTACACTATCACATGTGAACTCATGGAGTTCGCTGATGAAAGACTTGAGACTGGTGTTGAGGAGATTGATAAGATTGCAGCAGAGACTGCATACTCTATTGTCCACAAGTGGGTTCGTGGTATCAAGTATATTAGAATGATTAACCAGGGTACTGGTTATGGTGGAAATACCACAGTAGCTATTGGTTCTGTAACTGGAGCTATTCCACCAACTACAATTGTACCAACAATTACAAATACAAGAGTATCTGAAATTAGTATTTCTAATCCAGGTAAAGGTTATACAACTACTGCACCTGTAGTTACAATCACTGGAACGGGGACTGGTGCTACCGCAGAGGCAATCTTAACTGCTGGTGGCACATTTAAGTTTGGTGAAAATGTTCATGGAACTAAGTTCACTGCAGATGTTGTTAATAACAGTGTTTCTGCATCATATACTCTAAACAATAGTTTTACTATTAGGAGAGCCGGTACTGGTTATACAACTGCACCACTAGTCAAAATTGCCGCTCCAGATGCTGTAGATGCAAAAGGAACTGCAACGTTACAAAATGGTATTGTAACAGGACTAGAAGTTGTTAATAACGGTACTGGTATTGCAAGTACCCTTACAAATATTCCTACAACAGGCGGTACTGGTACTGGATTGAGAATAGATATCACTGCAGATGCAAATGGTGATGTTACTGCAGTTGCAATTAATGGAACCAATGATGGCATCAACTATGTTGTTGGTGATATAGTCACAGTTGCTCTTGCTGGGGTACAAGATCAACCAACATTTAGAATTACTGCAATAACTTCGGATGTAAATTCCATCGCAGTTACTACTGCTGGTACTGGTTATACTTCCGCTCCTACTGTTACTCTTTCTGCTCCACCTACAGGTGGTACACAAGCAACTGCATCAGCAGTTATTTCTGGAGGAACTGTCACTGCTATTAATGTCAGTAATAGAGGTCTTGGTTATACAGAGGTTCCGACAGTAACTATTGCTCCTCCCACAAGAACACAAGCAACTGCAACTACCGTTATAACAAATGGAACTGTTACAGCAATTAATTTAACAAACACAGGTGGTGGATATACTACACCACCTAGATTTACAATCGCTCCTTCACCAAGTGAACCCAAAGGTAAGGTTGCAAGATATGATGTTACCAATAAAGAACTAGAACTAATTGATATTGTGGGCACTTTCTCCGATGATGATACTTTAGTTGGTGAAACCAGTGGGGCTGAAACTGTGATAGATAGCTTTAGTTCTATAGAAATTGAAAATGCCTTAACTGCTTCGGAAAACAAATACTTTGAAGATCAAGGAGATAATGTTCTTGATTGGACAGAATCTAATCCGTTCGGTGAATTTGGCAATCAAACAGGAAGCTTCTGATGTTAGGTACACATTTTTATCACGAAATTATTAGAAAGACCATTATTGGTTTTGGTACTCTGTTCAACAACGTTGAACTTCAGAGGACTGATAGTGCCGGTAATGTAACTCAAACAACGAAGGTCCCTTTAAATTATGGACCTAGAGAGAAGTTCCTTGCTCGTATTGAAGCAGAACCAGATCTGGATGGTCGTGCAGAGACTCAAATCACATTACCTAGAATGTCATTTGAGATGAAAGGTATTCAATACGATCCTACCAGAAAATTGGGACCAATTCAATTGTGTAGGGCAGAAAAGGAAGGAGATACCAAAAAATCTTATCAAACATATTCTCCAGTACCATATAATATTGAATTTGAATTAAACATCCTTAGTAAAAATAATGAAGATTCGGTTCAAATCTTGGAACAGATTCTTCCATATTTTCAACCAGTATTTAATATTACAATTAATCTCATCTCTAAGATGAGTGAAAAGAAAGATATTCCAATTGTTCTGAATAGTGTTGGTATTCAAGACGATTACGAAGCAGATTTTCTTACTAGAAGAACTCTAATTCATACTCTAAGTTTTACAGCTAAATCGTATCTTTACGGTCCTGTTTCAACTGCGGACGTTATCAGAAAGGTCAACGTCGATATCAGTGCTGCAATGGAAACTGGATCGAGATATGTCAGATACAGCGCAACACCTGCTGCAAAGACAGATCAAAACAGAGATGGTACATCTATCGACTTTACAGCATTCAATGTTGCAAGTAATACTATTACTCTGGGTAATCATGGTTTCATCACGGGTGATAAGGTTACTTACAATTCAGATCCTTCTGGACAACCTGCAGGTGGTCTGACAGATAAAACTAATTACTTTATCATCAAGATCGACAACGATAGTTTCAGACTTGCTAAATCTAAGTCATATGCAAGACAAGGATTTGCAGTTGATATTACAACTCAGGGTGCAGGTGGAGATCACAAGTTCTCTGTTATTAATGAAGCTGATCACGCTTTTGTTGAACCAGATGATGATTTCGGTTTCAACGAATCCTTTACCACTTACTAATCATGTCAGATCCTTTTGATAAATTGAACGAAACCTTTAATGTAGATGCTGAGATTGTTCCTGAATCTACTAAGAAAGAAGTACCCGTAAAGAAAGCAAAAGAGACTGATGTGGTGGATGACTATGAGTATAGTCGTGCCCAGTTATACAATCTAGTTGAGAAGGGTCAGGAAGCGATTCAGGGCGCATTGGAAGTTGCTCAGAGTAGCGATCATCCAAGAGCGTATGAAGTCGCTGGTAACCTGATTAAACACGTTGCAGATATTACAGAGAAATTATTAGATAACCAGAAGAAACTCAAAGACATCGAAGAAGAGAAAGTCCAAAAGGGTCCTTCTACAGTTAATAAC